CGAATTTTTTTTGCTTCACTCTCTAAGGCTCCAAATCTTTCCACTCCTATCTTAGTTATTAAGTGACCTCTATACTCCAAAAGATTCCCAGAAAGAAAAGTGTTACAGTGTTCGCATTGAAGATGTACATTGTCTTCGTTAAACCTCAAATTCCAATGGTTGTTAGCATTGTAAAAGTGTCCTGCATTTCGTTTGAGTGGTTGTTTCTGACAGCTTATACAATCATTTCCCCCATCCCTTAACCGGATATACTTATTAAACGTCTGTTGTGCAATCTTGATCCAATCTTGAACAGTCATTAACTCTTCCTTAGTTTTGGATTTCTTTTTCTTCCATTCTTTGGCTTTGGTTTCTTCTACTAAAACACGTATGCAGTCTGATTCTGTACAGAATTTTTGAAGAGATGTGTAAGGGGTGAATGGTTGTTTACAGTTCTTGCATTTTTTAGTTCGTGTTTTCATACATCAAAGTCGAATAAAGAAACCTGGTTAACGTCTTTCTTCTTTATTATTCCCACCGCAGTTTCAAAGATTGTTCTACCTGCTTCGTAGTCTACCAGGTTACGAGCTATTTTATCTGTCCGTTGAGTTCCTTTGTAATTTGAAAGGTCTATTTCATGAAATTTCTCTAAGTCTTTTTGTTTAGCTTTAATAAAGTTACTTGCTTTCCTATCATTTAGGTTACTTGGTAAAATAAAGTTAGCCCAATATAAATGCCTACCCCTTTCACTTGCTGTTATTAAAGGTGTGTAATAAGGGATAACATTTTCTACAACATACTTCCCATCAAAGAAATTATCTAAAAATATTACCTCTTCATATAGTTTCATATCGGGGTAAGTGGCTTTTTTCTTTCTTGAACCGGTCCCTGTGTTTGTTTTTCTCATTCTCGAATGACTTGGACAAGGAGGTGAACTCCATATAAAATCAAACTCTTTATAATGGTCTAACAGATATTGGTGTGCATCTGCTACTATTACCACATCATTTGGGAATCTTTCTTGGTAAAGTCTTGCTAATTCTTCATCCCATTCAACCGCAATAACCTCTATTTCTATTCCTGCTTCTTTTGCTACTTCATCCCACTTGTACCGGTTGCCACCTAAACAAGCGTAAAGGTTTAATACTTTCATCTTTTTCATATCTCTAAAAAATTATTTCGTTGTCTTAATCTTAGATTCTCCTCAGTCAGTTTGGCTACTAACTTATTTAATTCTCTTAGTTGTCGGTCTTTCTCTCGGTTCACTGCCATTGCATAGATTAAGTTCTGTTCGTGTTTTCGCATCGGCTCTATTAAGTCTAACCTGCTTGGGTGCTTTTCTTCTATCTCGGCTACTGAAAGACGGATAGAATTTAACAACGCTTGTAGGTTTACTTCCGCTATTAGTTCACAAGGTTTCATAAGTTATTAAGTTTAAAGTATAACATAGTGCAAACGACATTAAAACGATCGTCTGCACGGTTGTTAGCAAATATACAATTTAAAACGGTGTGCCGTTATCTTTTAAGTTCCAAAAATCTAAGTTGGCTTTTGCTTCCGTGTTTACATCGTTCTTTAATGGGTTAACTCCGTTACAACTAAACCCTGTCCCGTTCTCTAATTTGAATCTTACCGGCTCTCCAAGCATCGTTGGTTTACCACCCGTCTCTGTTTCTTTTACCTTCTTAATGTGAACGTGTGTGTACATCCAATTATCTTGGTCACTAACGTATCTGTGAATAACTAAGAAATCGTCTGCTCTGTTACCCCATTTTCCGCCCCCTTCTGCGTCCGCCATTGTCGGTGGCATCGGGTGTCCTTCAAAGTCTCCTTCTCTGTGTAGCTTTCTTAGTGCTTCCGTAGCAGCGTGAATACATAAGTAAATAGTTGTGTTAGTCATCTTACAAAACAATCTTAATCTGGTAGCCATTTCATAGTCGTAGTCGTGGGCGTTACTTCCTTTAGGTCTTAGGAATGAATTATGTGGATCAATCATTAAAGTATCGTACTTACCCATTCCTTGAACTCCCTTCATAAAGTCGTCTAAGGTTAAAGCCTTGTTTGTATCTATGAAATCAAAGTGACTTTCTATAAAGTCTTTACCTCTTTGCATTTCGTCTTTCGATAGCGTACCTACTTTAGCGTTTAGATACAACTCCAGTAAGTTACGTTTAATACCTTCTACCGTATTCTCACTAGAGTAAATTAGGTGTTTAAGGTCGTGCTTTGCACTCAAACAAAGTAGATAATACAATAACCAATAAGTCTTGCCTACGTTAGCGTGACCTAAGATAATATTAAACTTCCCTTCCTTAAATCTTAAATGGTTGTCTAAGTCTATACCTATTCCCTTACCTAACGGAACACGGTTAGTTCTTAACAACTCTAAAAACTCGTCTTGGTCTCTGTGGTTAACTTTCATTATTCATAAATTGGGAATCCGTTAATATCTAATTTTGGTCTTGCGGATTGTTCTTCTTCTTCTCTTATCTTCTCTTCTCTTATAGCATTGCTTTTGCTATGCATTTGCATTGCTTTTGCATTTTCCCACCTTGTTTTAGCTGCTCCTCTTCTCTTTTTACTAACATCTGAAAACTCATTTAACTGTTTATCTAAGAATTTAATATTGATTTTCCCTTCATTTTCATCAACTAATCCATTATCAATCAACTCTAATATGATATTTTCACTACTTCTGCAATACTTTTGCTTTGCAAATGCATAACTCATATTACCTAACTTTAACCAATAACCAGAGCATAAATTCATAAAACATACTATCGCTTCATCTGAGCATACTTGTATTTCTCCTTCTAACCATTCAGAAGGTTCGTGTTTGTAATACGGTAATTCTTTTGCCATACCTTAATTTTAAATAATAAAAAGCCCCGCCTTATCCTGTGCGTCTCACTTCACATTCAAAAGCAGGGCAAACTAAGTCCTTTTGTTACTATAATGTGAGACGGTAACGTTTACAAATATAGACGAAATTTTCGTCTTTTAGTTGTCTGTGTTGATTAATTTTTAATCACTTTCTTTTGTGTAAAATCCATTTCATCTATTCCGTGCCAGATTACTTCTATGTGGTTGTACGGTCTTACGTGTTCGTCTTTCCATCGTTGCAGTTTGGCTTTCTTTTCGTCTTCTGATCCGTAGCTAAACACGGAGAAAGACCACCGGTGGTTTAGTTTGAAGGCTATTTTATACCAAGTTTTCATTGCCCGTGTTTTTGTCGGTTAAGTCATAAGCAACGCAAAGCAAGTATTTAAATGTGTATTCATCAATAACGGCTCTTTCTTTCCAATACCAATTATCAAAGTCGTCTTGCGTTGGTAATTCGTCCATTTTTAGATTTGGGACTTTAATAACCAAGTCGTGTTCTGGGAAATCAAATCCTCTCCTTAACCAACTGTTTAATAACTTAAATGCTTCTTTCTTTTCCATAGCTTTAAAAACACGGTTAACCTCCACCGTAAGGTTTGGTTAGTTAAAAAGGAAGTAGGTCGTTGTCAGGTTTAGTTTCCGTCTTTTTGTACGGCTCTGAAATAGACACGCTAAAGAACTGTTCGCCTTTCTGTGAAGTCTTAACCCACAGACTGATTTCTTTCTCTACCCCGTCTACATTGATCGTTCCTCGGTAGTCTGGATGCGTTTCTTTTTCTTTCTTGTTGTTCTTAAAGATTGCACCTCGATTTGTGTTGTCAAATGTACTCATTGATTTATTTGATTTGTGACGCATTATTTTACGTCTGGTTAATACTTACTATTACTTTGTTATTTGCGTTCGTTCAGAGCCTTTAAAATGCGCTCTACGTACAACGTGGCATCCATTAATTCTTCCTGCAAATGTGTAAACCATTCTTTCTCGGTTAAGTCGTTACGATCTAAAGTTGTTCCGTACTTCTTAATTCCTGCTTCAGAACGTTGTTGAAACTTGGTTATTACGGTTTCTACTATTGTGTCTTGTTCGTCAACTTCTATACAATCATATTTCGATATATAAGCTTCGTAACCAACCGCCAAATAATAATCTTTATACATATCGCTATGCTCGACTTTAAATATTTGCCCAATCTTATCTGCATACCAATAAGTATCTAATTCCGCTTTAATTATCTTAACTTTCATATCCTTTCAATTATTTGTTGGTAATACTTTCTTGCTTCTTCTACTTTTTCGTAGATTGAGTTTATAGCTTGTTCGTCTTTTTCTACCAAGAACGCCTTAACTCTTTTCGGTTCTGGTATGTGGTTAAATTCGTGTTGCTGTCGCACTTCGTTTTCGGTGGCTTCAGAAACTTCTAATTCTTTCTTTGCCCAACTTGCCCGTCTGATCTCGTCTTGTACGATGTCTAGCGGTGTGTCGATTAGGCAATAAGCAACGATAGCATTTTGTTTACCTGTTAACTCCATATATCCTTGCATCTGCCAATAGTAATCATTGTTCGGTAGTTCATTTTCGAACCAAGGGAACGTTGACCCATCCCATGAACTTTTAACGTCCACAATCAAAGTTTCCGTGATTATGTCGGGTGTACCACAGATAAATTCGTTTTCAAAATACTGATCGTTTTTAACTACGAATCCTAAATCCAAAACACGGTCACAGAGTTGTATTGCTTCATTCTCCACTATTAACCCTTTGTCAATATAGCGGGAGTTAATCATTTTCTTAATGCCGTATTTGTGTTCTAATGCAAGTTCCTGAATATATGTCTTTGCCGTTTGAGACAACGTTTCACCTTTTGAACGTGCAGCCGTCATTATCTTGCCTATTGCGGAACATCTTATTTTCATAATAACACCAATGCTTTAGTTTGCAACTCAGTTAATTCATAGCCGCTTAACGCTTTCTTAAATGCGTCTGAAGTCATTTCGCCTTTTTCTACTTTGGCAAGACCAGATTCAAACCTGTCTTGTGAGATAGTAGGTTTCTGTGTTTTCGTAGCGTGTGAAGCCGTGTTTGCATCGTCATCTTCGGCCTGCAGACTAAGAAGTGACTGCAATGTGTAACGCCTGAAATATGTAACGGCAGAACCGACTTTCTGTGGGTCTGTAATCTGTGGTAGTTCCATTGAAGATTCTACGAAATCACCGTTCTCACAGTCTATAACTCTACTAAACACCTTGCCGTCTTGAATTGGCTGTATAAGGATTAGATTATACTTCAACAGAACAGGCTCAACAGCTTCAATGATTGCGTTAATGTCGGCATAGTTGTTTTTAAAGTGCGGGTTCTTAGCGTTCTTCTTTACCGCTTCGATTTCCTGTTTAGCTTTCCATAGCTTAAACCAAATAGTCTGTGGCTTTGGGATACAATCCTCAAACTTTTCGTTTAGTTGAGGGTAGTTTTTTTCTTCTTTTTTCATATTACTTTGTTTTTAAGTGTTTACAAATATAAGTAATTATCAACATATATTCTCCAATTGATAAGAAATTTTGCTATAAACTACGTGTCCGTCTCTGTTTGCGTATTCGTGATTATATGCAAGGCGTTTTTCGTTTAGGTGATGTGTTACAGGGTACAGCTTATTTACAATCCAAGTGTGAAAGTTTTCACGCACAATGTCCGCGTCTTCAATGTCTTTATGGTTTTTCATTAAAGTACAAACTACGTCGTGTCTTTTTGAGTTTCCATAAACTATAAAAGCTATTTCCTGTGTTTTGTAACCCATACCTCTGAGTTTACGCATTGCTTCTACTTTCATTTGCACGTAATAAGCACCTCTATATTTAACCTTAAAATATCCCTTCAATGAATTAACTAATGCTTTGTTTTTTTCGTCTCTTAAAAATGTGTCTATTGGTGTTTTCATTATTCCTCTGTTTTAAAGTGTTCGTCAACCCATTGCCTAAATGCACGTTGTATGTCTATTTGCTGTTCAAGTTCTCCGATTTCTGCACCCTCTAGTAAAAGGCGGTCAAGGTTTCTAATAAAGTTAATGACACCGTTTGCTTCTCTCTTGATTGCTCCTTTTAAATTGCACTCTTCCAGAAAGTCGGCTAAGACAGGAAGTAGTGAAGTG